TTATGCCGAGCAAATACGAATCATGGGGTCGGACCGCTACCGAGGCAATGGCATCCGGAATACCGGTCATAGCATCACCTACTGATGGTCTAAAAGAGAATTGCGGAAATGCCGGTATATTTGTGAAGGATAGAGATGATGTTTCAGAGTGGGTAAAGGCTATTGAGAAACTTGATGACGAGAAAAGATACCGCAAGGCATCCGCAAAGGCCATTGAGAGGTCAATAGAGCTTGATCCTACGCACGAACTGAATGAGATGTCACAATGGATGCTTGGTATCATAAACGATTACAAGAGCGGCAATGGCAGTAAATACAATCATATCAACAAGGGTAACTGAAACCGGTACAGAGCCGGTATCTATTGAGCAGGCTAAAATACATGCCGCAATAGACTACACCGATTATGACAGCATACTGCCTATTTATTTGTCTGCGGCAAGGCAGTCCATAGAGAAGGCTACGAGCATTGCCTTGATTTCCAAGAAGGTCAATTTGACCGTAAGCTTGGTTGCAAATACCTTATTTCGTTTGCCCGATAGTCCGGTCAGCCAGGTCAACTACATTATCAGTACGCTGAACAATAGCACGTCATCTTATTATCCCCAAGATCAGTCAAATGTTGGGGCGGCCAATGATTTTGTAATTGTGGACATGGATGGGTTGTATGACATCGAATATGAGTGTTCTGTTTCCTCCGTTCAAGCAGACCTGAAGATTGCCATCATGCAGATGTTCACCTTCATCTTCAACCACAGAGGAGAGTACAGCGAAGGGAAACTGAATTACAGCGTAGAGGCTGAAAGGATTGTCGGACAAAATGCAAGGTTTCAGATATGATAGGTAGCATGCAGAAAATAGCCTTTCAGGCATCTGTGCTTACCCAACAAGACTCCGGTGGTGATGTTGAAACCATGACTACGGTGTATGAGTGCTTTGCTTGGGCAAGACCTACATCATCGAACCGGACCTTCCTGCATAATGAGGGCGTAATTATTGATTCTTACAATTTTGATGTCCAGTACACTACGAACTTTACTCCTACAAAGAGCCACAGCATATTGTATCGTGGCAAGGTGTATGCCATCAATGGCATTACCAATATCAAGGAGAAAAGGCGAATGTGGAGGATATTTGCAATAGCGGAAATCTAATGGCCGGTAATGTCAAAATAAACATCAAGAATAACAAGGAGATAGCCAACATCCTTCGACTGCTACCACAGCAGTTAAAGATTCGTGCGGTTGACATTGCAGAGGAGGAACTGAAGGTAGCGGCATCAGAAGCCAAGAATAACATCGGAACGAGCAATACCTTTGGTGACTTGGCAGAAGGAATAGGAGTCATCCGGATAAGCAATACTGTGCAGTTCAGGTCAGATGCAGAGCATTCGGCATTTGCAGAGTTTGGCATAAGAGGTGGATACCGGCCCAAGAGATACTTTGAGAAATATGCCGCTAAGTTCAAAGGCATTACCAAGAACAACAGCGGATTGTCTGCAAAGCAGAACATATACAGATGGGCCGCAAAGAAGGGAATTGACAAGAAGAATTGGTATCCTATCTATCGCAAGTTGTTAGGCAAACCTATCAAGACCACAGAGACCGGATACTTGCCCATAAACAATGGCAGAGGATTTTTCCTTGAACCGTATGTTGATGCAAGGGATAGGATAAGAAAGAGATTGAAAAGACTTTTAAGGAAACTATAATGATCTACAAAGACCCTGAACGGGTATTTAGGAAAGCAGTATACAATGCGTTAGACGGCAATGTAGTCTACAACGGAGTAACCATTCCCGTTTATGACGAGTTCGCATCCGATACCGCACCTAATATCTTTATAGTGCTTGGTAATCAGTATGGTGATGATAGGAGAAATTATAGTAAGTTTGTGACGGGTTGCGTCATGGTGATTGACATTTGCCATCATCAGAACAGAGCAATGACCAAGGATGTTGTGGATGCTGTGTCGAATACCATCAAGGGTATATTGATGCCAAACATTGCAACTACTGGATTGACTTTAGACGCAGGGTTTTCGATAAATGAATTGTATCGTGAATCTTCAGCCTATTTATCAGAACAGAACAACACAAAATGGGTTCTGCGAAAGATAGAGAGATTTAGATGTGAAATACAACAAGATCAATAAAAAAGACAAAAAATGGCCGCAATCTCCTCCATCAACGCCCCTCTTGAACTGTCAGTTGACGGGGTGAATTACTCTACGCTCGTTTGCCTTACATCTACGGGAACTAACATGACCCGTGATGTAACTTCCACCGAGACATTTTGTGGTATCAGCGTAAGCCTCGGAAACCTTCAGGTTACTATTCCTTTTGCCGCTATTTGTGAAACAGCACCTACTGCGGCCCAGGTTACATACAAGAATATGTTGGCTTGGATGAGTGCAGGAACGCTTCTTTATTGGAGGATATACAATGGCACTTCCGGTGCTAACTTTTTTACTGCCGGTACTGCCTACGTTACCTCCCTTGATTTGACTGGTGATGCCGGTGCTACCCTGACCTTCGGTGGCGAACTGACCATGACCGGAAATCTTGATACGACCTACTAAGCACTAAAATACGATATATGTCAAGCGGTAATTTGTTAATCTCTGCGCAAGGGAAAACTATCGGCATACGATTTGGTTTCCAAGCTTTGATGGGCATGTCTGCTCATGCGGTCTTTGATAATGAGAGTGTACAGAGCGAAGGTCAGAAGTCATTTTTGACTGCGGCTACGGTACAAAGAATGGCATGGCATGGATACCAAAATTGGTGTCTTTACATGGATCAGACTCCTGAGCTTTCGTATCAAGAGTTCTTTGATTTCATGGATACCGCATACATGAACAAGCCTTCATTGTTTTCTGACATCTTCCAAGCATTTAACGATTCACAGAGTGTAAGGAAGAAGGATAAAGAAGATGATGAAAAAAAAATTCTGACGCAGAGCAATTAGACAACCGGCAGATATACGGATATGCCATAGGCAGTTTAGGCATGCGACCGAAAGACTTTTATTGTATGCTCCCTTGGGAGTTTGCAGAAGCGAAAGAGGCGCATGAAAGAAAAATGGTAGAATCCTGGAGGCAATCAAGACTGCTAATACATACATTAGTAAAGGTAATGGGAGGAAGCAAGTCGGTCACTAACGACCTGGCTAAATTCCTCCCATTGCCATTTGATGACGATGGGAAGAAGAATTTATCAAGTAAGGAACAAGACATTGAGAATCTATTGATAATAGAACGGTTTAAGCAAGCCGGATACTTAAAACCATTGGAAGATGGCAGAACTGGATAAACTTGTAATTGAGATAAGCGCAGATGATGCCAAGTTCATCCAATCTCTTGCTACTATTCGCAATGGTTTACAAGATTTTGGAACTACTGGAACAGCGAGTGCAGAGCAGGTTGCAAAAGCATTAAAGGCAGTAGAAAAGGCTGTATTAAGCACCAATGATGCCGCTAAAAAGCAAGAGTTAGTTGCCCTTTATAACAAACTAAATAAAGAGTTAGTTAGAACCAAAAAGGAGTTCAAGGAACTAACTAAAATCATAGATGAAGGTGGTGGAGGTGATAACAATCTACCAAGACTAAACAAGAATCTTAAAGATGTAGATGAGCAAGCGAGAAGGTCAAGGATTGCCATCTATGGTCTCAATCAAGTAGTAAGGGATGCGCCATTTGGTTTTATTGCAATAAGCAATAACCTTCCAGTATTATTTGACCAACTTGGTCAATTACGCCAAGAGACCGGTAGTGCTACAAAAGCATTTACTTCCTTTGGAAGGGGACTTATAGGTCCTGCGGGTATATCCATTGCGTTGAGTGCAGTCACATCTTTGGTGACTACTGCCGTACAGAAATACGGGTCTCTTGGAGAAGCATTTGACGCTTTAATTGGAAAGGCGGGTGTACTTACTGATGATCAGAAAAAGTTTGCAGAAAGCCTTGCGTCTGAAGTCGCAGAGATATCTGTGCTTATAGGTGCGTATCCGGAACTCGCTACGAGCAGAGAGAACCAAGAAGGCATACTCAAGAAACTTAATAACCTTCAGCCGGAATACTTTAAGTCTTTAAAGACCGAAAAGACTACCATTGATGAACTTAAAAAGTCATACGATGACTATCTAAAAAGTTTAGTTGCAAGGATATTTATTGAGCAACAGACAAAGCAGATAGAGGAAATTGCCAAGTCTTATGCAACAGAGTTGTCAAGATTGCTTGAGAAAGAAAAAGCAGTCAGGGCAGAGCAACAAAAAAGAATAAGCAGTACAAAAAATCAAGTTGCACAACAGCAACAATTAGCTGACATAAATAATAGACTAATAAAGCAAGGTGACATTATTACAAGTGTTGAAATACTTGTAAAAGAACCACCTAAAACATTTGATCAATTAATTAAAGAGCAAACTGGAAGATTCAAGGATAGTGTAAAGGAACTGCTTGATGTACAAAAGGACTTCTTCAAAGCGATAGATTTTACCGGTGTATTTACAGATACAAAGTCAGAATCTAAAAAGGCAACCGAGGAGGAAAAGAAAAGAAAGAATGAAATAGATGATGCTATTGCGGCATACAAATTACAATTAGACGCACTTAAAGAAACCCTTGCTGTATCATCCAAGATTACACAATCCTATGCAGATACAAAGGCAGAAATAATTAGGATACAAGCAGAGATTGATAAACTACAAGAGCCAAAATTAGCAACTGAAATACAGATAAATGCTACTGATGCCATAAAGAAAGTTCAAGAAGAATTAAAGAATGAACAATTTGAAGCAGGCCAAGTCCGGTTTACACCAATCTTTGATTTTAACGAAGAGACACTAAAACAACTTCAGAAAACAATTCCTGAAAAAATTAAGATTAAAGGTGCTGAACTGCCTTTGAATATACCTCCGGATTTAATTGCTTTGCTAAAGGAATACAACTTGCAGTTGTCATTGCTGAAATTAAAAAACGAAGAACTAAAGCCAGTAATAGACGCTGTATCAAATGCAATTCAAAATTCTTTCGGGAATTTTATAGATAGTTTCATAGATGGTTTCGGAGAAGGTCAGAGTGCTATAGAAGCGTTTCAGGAAAGCCTGAAAGAACTTGGAAAGACAATTCTAAAGGAATTAGCGAAATTGGCTTTGTTAGCCGCCATTCGTGCCATATCTGAATCAGTAGCACCTGGGTCAGGTACTGCATCTGCGGGTATAGCAAAAAGGTTGTTAGGTGCGGCCGCTCCTGCAAACATCGGAACGGGTGGTCTGCCGGTAGGTCCTGGTGGTTTAGCCATCCGTGGAAACGTTACCTTTGTGCAGAGGGGTCAGGATTTGGTGGGTGTACTTGCGAGGTCTAATGCTCGGATAAACAGAGTAGGATAATGGCGGTAAAGTTTATCATGGAATTTACGAATGCGCAAGACCTTTTGTGCAAACTGCAATTCATTGTAGATGATACACTATACAGCGGTGAACCCGTAAGAATATATGGTTCACAGAGGCCATTTGTTTTAAATGAGTTCAATAATGACCTTGATCTGTTCAAGCCTATCCGACCACAGCAGGCAACGATTGAGATACTTGCATCTGCGTCCGGAGTCAATATCGCAGACTTTCTCGTTGAGGATGATGATAAAGCAATGAAGGTGATATTCTCCTATGGGAACTATTCACCTTATTGGTATGGAATCATCTCGCAGGAGGACATGAGCGAGGTTTGGATAGCGCAGAACCACATCATAACCCTTCGGGCCGATGACGGGTTTGGCTCTCTTAAGACATTACCATTACAGAATTTTGATGGTCAGTCAATCATTGGCAAATGGACACCATACGAATTATTGCAGTTCTGTGTTCATAATACGGCACAATCGTTCACGTTCTCATACATCATAAGCAATCTGTTTTATTCCGGCATGAACACCGGCACAAAGCAGACGGGACTTGATCAATGTAAGATAGATGCATTGACATTTGTACCTGAACCAAATGCTTACGATGATTGCTATACAGTAATTGAGAAAATAAATTCGGCATTCAATCAGACCATATTCCAGTACCAAGGTCAATGGTGGGTAGTACGGATACCGGAATTGTTTATACCGCAGTCAGGGCTTCTCTATGGCTTTCAAAACAATAAGCCTACCATAGGTCAGCGGGGTAACATCTTGAGTCGATACATGATTGAGATAGGTCCGGATACGCTCATAAAGCCAATAATGCCGGAGATGCTCAAGACTTTATTAAAGCCGAGCAAGGAGACAACAATTAGTTTCTCATATACTCCGTTTGTGCAAGTATTGCAAAATCAGAGCTTTCTACAAGGAGAGTTTATAGGAGAACTATTAGTAGATGACAAATACGAGTTTACTTGGGAAGTAGATAGTTGGGATCATTTGGTAGATAATGGTGATGGCACTTATACACCAAGCACCAAGGAGTTTTTTAGGCAACTAATTTATGGTATTGGCTTTGAGGATGATTATGTTGAGGTAGAGGTTGAGGACACCAAAAATTCATTGATAAGAGCGCAACCTATTAGGGTATCTCAAAATGATAAAATCAACATAAGTTTTAAGCAACTATGGGCTGAATTAAAGCCTGCAATAATTACCAATAGCGAGGTTTGCATGTATGCAAGACTTAAGACTGATGGTAATGCATATTACTATTTAACTGCCGCTGGAGAATGGGTAAGCACAGTTGAAACTGCCGGATTTAGCGTGACAAGGATAGTCACAAGTAAGGATGATGAGGAATACCATGAAGTCACATTAAAGACCAATGGTGTTCCTGCTGATGGAGAGTTTACATTTGGTTTGTATGTATTCTTTTTAGCAGGTAGATTTTGGAAAAGATTTAAGGATTTGACATTTGAGGTAGTGCCTCCGTTGAATCAATTAAGAGCAAGGGTAGTCAAAGGTGAATATCATAAGTACACCATTGCAAAGAATGTCAATAAATCATCGCAGTCAGAAATATTCATAGATGATGGTTATGATAACCATAAAGGAAGTCTTTATCTTTCTGATGGTGAAACATTGACATCAGTATTATGGAATCCAAGGGGGTATCCATCCGGTCCATATCCTTTTAAAAGGCATCATGCTTTGGCTAAATGGTTTTATAATCGGAGATATCGCAATATCATAGAGGGTAATTTCTTTGGTCTTGAATGGGATCAAGACGGGACAAGATACCCTATTGGCATGCTCAATACTATTAAGTTTTCAGAGGATGCAGACAAAACCTATGCCATTATGAACCTTCGGGAGGTTGACTTTATGAATGGTACTTGGAGTGCAGATTTGGTAGAAATTTGGGATGAAGATTTAGATGACTCAATTTTGCCAGGAACAAGCGATACGCATAAGTGGGATATTTACTTTGAATAAATAAGCGGAAATGTCAGATATAGTAAAGGCAGACGGAATTGTAATATACCACAAGCTTGGTGGGGCATTCTACCCTCTTGCATGTGGTACATCTGCCACTATAAACATAACCGCAGACAAGATAGAACTTGCTCCATATTCATCCGGTAAATGGAGGTCTTACGAATATGGCAGGGTTACCGGTACGATAAGCACATCGGGACTGATTAAGATTAATGCCGGAGCATCTGCATACGGACCGCTTGAGTTGTTAGACTTTCAGTTGTCGTTTCTAAAGGTGCTTACAAAATATGTCATCAGCGATACGAACGGCAACAGCAAGACATATGAGGTGAACTGCCTTGTAGATGACTTCACTATAGAGACTGAAGCCGGTGGTACTGCTACTTACAGCATGACCATGACGATGACTTCTGACCCGACATTTATTCAGACTGCACCTGACCCAGGAGGTATTGATGTGGAGGCATGGGAGTACAATGCTACCGGTGGAGAGACTACGATATCCAATGCGAGTATCATAAACGATGAGGTACTGGATGTCAGGCGAAATGGAATTGGTTTGGAGATTATTAGTGTAGGTACGCCTACCGGTAACCAGGTCAAGTACATCAGCAGTACGGGTAGTTTTGAGTTTGGGATGGCACTTGGGGTTGACGAATGGATTTTAGTGATATACATTGACTAATGTACAAGGCTTATCAATTTACTGTGACCGATGTACAACCGTACTTGCCCATCTTTGGCCTTTATGCCACGGATGTGCTTGTGGTTGACCGCAATGGCATTGGTATAAAGCATAGCAGTACATTTGGTGGAGCGGCTATCTATACGGTGTACACATTTGAGTACTACCAAGTAAAGCAAATCACGATTAGTTCAGGTAACTACCTTGTACCGATTGTGGATGAGATAGTCTATTCTCCGAGCATTGAGCGCACGTTGGTCTTTGAGATAGGTCCGACTCCTACCGTTGGCATTGTTTATTCGCTGTACTTTGACCAAACAATAGCCAAGTACAAGGTTCAGGTTGGGGATACCACCGCAGACGTGCGTAACGGCCTTCAGACGGCTGTAAATGCAGCATCTTGGGGTACTACTATTGTTACGACCGCCATAGGCACAAATCGCCTCCAATTAGTTATTACGGGGGATACTGTATATCCTCGTTATCAGATGGGTCAGGAGAAGTACAAGAAGGGTTACTATGTGATTATTGACGGGGACTACTACATATTGTACCAAGCAGAATCATTTTTTGCTTATCCGACACTTCCTTCGATAGCGGCATCGTATTCATTGGGTTCGATAACCAAGATTATTGGTACGGTTGATGGGTCTTTGTATGAACCTTATAGCCAATACTTTTACAGCGTGAGCGTTGGGGGTTCTACGGATATTACCGACATACCTACGATAGGTTCTGTGCCACCTGGGGAATGCGTTATTGATGTTTTTAATCAGAGGGTTTGGTTTGATGCCAACCTTAATTTCGGAGAAATCATTAAAATATTTACCAAATGATATTGAGAAGGCTTACAATCATCATCACTTTTTTGACCGCATGGGTGTGGTCATATGGTCAGCAAATCAATGCTGTACCGGATTACGTTTTCCGCAATCAAATGTCGGTTGGTCGTAATGCGGTCACCGACACCGCAGCATACTTCAGCATCGGCCCAAGGTACGGAGCGAATAAAGGCTTCATGCCTCCGATCGTGGGGGATACTGCGACCTTTTCATCTGGTAAGCGCAATGGCTTGTTGATATTCTCGGTTCAGAAAAACAAGTTCCTCTACTGGGATTCCGTCAGGGTACAATGGTCGGACATGGCGGGTAGTTCGGGAACTTACATCACCGGCAGCGGCATCACGGGATATGTCCCACAATTCAACGGAACGACCACCATCGACACCTCGGGACTTTTCACGCTCGGCAGTCGCTTGGGCATCGGCACATCTTCATTTGCCTACACATCAGCCAGTTCGTCAATAGAACTGAACGGCACATCGGGCGGCATCCTTGGATTCAAGCGGAACG